CAAAATGGACCAAAGAGGTTTCAATAGATACGCAAACAGAGAAGACGTTGATAAAAAATTCAACGTACAATTTACTAGTTCACTCAACAAAACCGAGAGTAGAACTAGATCAGAAAATCACAATACCAACAACAACAATGTCACTTCCCGCGCAACAAACAATAACATCACAATTGATAAGAGTCAATTCACCAAAAAAGACTTTTCATATTCTATTGATGCTCCTGACGTCCTAAAAAGAGCTGGACTACCTGAATCCTTTCAGGCTAGTTACAACTACAAGAACTCACCTATCGAAACAATAGAATTTGAAAAATATTGCGAATTACAAAAAGAAAAAGCTATTAAGATTGAAGAAAATAGGAAAAAAATTTTAGCTGAAAAAAGGGAAGTGAACAAAAACACATCAACCTCGAAATTGTTTCATGGAAACCAAATTTTTATGTTCAATCTCGAAAGATTAAGATTCCACATTAACCCACTCACCACCCAAGACAATGGAAAACCAGCTCCTCATCAACTTCCAATTGAAGAAGCTGGACAATATTTCAGAAGAAAATTCGAAAGAATGTCTTTACTAGAAAGTATGGGAGAAGAAGCACTATTTGTTCTCAAACAGTGTCATCTTTTCGCATCTATGCTAGTAACAAAAGACAATCAAGGGGGTGATCATAAAACTTTGGCATGGCTCAGAAAATATTTCGATTATAAATACAAATACGATACCTTAGCAAAAAACGGACAACCTACAAGAAGAGTCATAGCTATAGCAGATGCTGTCAAAAGATCAGTATTTAGAGGGTTAAGACATTTAATACACTATAATCCAATTATACAAGCTCAAGACAACAAAAGAGTTCAGGACGCTCTAGAAATAATGGATCAGCTACCAGATGGCTTTGAGCAAAAATATTTAATTCACGCAGTAACAGGAGATCTTGCGGATTTAAAAATGGAATCTCTATGGAGAGCCCTAAAATTTGATGGCACCATAGATCAAACTATTTATAATAGTATATTGAACGATATTCCGTTCGATGACTGCTTAGTAACAGAAATACATGCAGTTGATGTGTTGTATTACGGAATCCTAAAATTCATAGCTAGGATGTTTATGACATATATGTTTGTCAGAAGAGCTAAAGCTTCATTTCATTGTTATCCACCATCATACATTAAAAAGAGTGGAGCTTACCCAAACAATGAAGGTTGTTGGTATTACACAGGTTCAGGAGAAGCAGAATCATTAGTAGTAGAAATGAAAGGAAATCAGACCGCCTATAATCATCCAAATTGTCTACCTGAACTATACACGGAGCAAGCTTGTGAAAGAATAATCCAACTAGAGACTCCAGGCGGTATTGTAAATTATAATATATTAATATTTGTGTGTAATAGAGTAAAATTAAATGATGTGTGTTATTTAGATGTAGAAATAGTCCCAAACTATGGATCAAATTCCATAGAAATAATACAAAATTATGAACCAAGTATCACTTTAGAAACAGTTGAATTATCAGAAACTTGGTATGAGTCAAATAATGTAAAAATAGAGTATAATAATAAGAATTATATTAAAATAGATAATTATATATGGGTAACAGAAGGAGCTATCGGTGAAATAGCCCTTTTAAGTAGAGTGCAAACATCTTCAAAAATTAAAACAGAAGATTATAAATATTTATTAAATATGGCATTAAACAAGGATCATTTATCAGCTTCAGTATACAAAACCTTGTTGAAGTATGCCATGGAGAAAACCGATAATGCAAAAACAGCTGTATCGATAGTTGAAGTCATACTTCAAACAGTTGCTCAACTTGCTATATCAGCTCACAAATTTATAGCTAGTGCTGACGATATTCAAATTAATAACGCACTAATCAAAGGAGAAGTCCCTCTAGAGTTCGAGACTTCCTTAATGTCAACAGAGTGGATTTGGAGAACCACTAAAAAACGAATTGTTGCACCTATATTTAAATTCACATTAATGAATTTTGTGTTAATATTGCTTATTTTATTATCAATAACTACTTATTATATATTTATAGAAAAGTACATACCCATATTTTATTTAATATCTATATTAAATCCTATTGCTATTTATAATTCATTATATATTTTTTCCTGGTATGAAACTATATTAAAAACTTCAGTGGAAAATTATAATAAATTTAAAAATATAACCATTACCTATACTCAAAATAAAACTGGAGAACAGCCATCTGAAACAAAACACGAAGAGAAACAAAACGAATCAAAGACAATAATACATCCAGTTTATGCAGATCTCATCGTCACTGAACAAATGGTTGTTGACACCATAGTTCTTACAAAAATGGAAGAAACTGTTCAAACAATCAAAAACATTAGCGAAGAATATTTTGAACAAGTTAAACAAGAAAATGAGGACATAAATAAGCTGAATGCTGTCCTTAACGAAGAATATAATGAGACTGAAACCACCTATACTAAACTTAGAGATATGTACACTAACTCTATTTTATATGTTGCAGACAAATCTGTAGAACTCAAAGAAACCATAGCTAATAAAATCTCAGAGCTAAAGCAAATTGTTCCAGAAAGAATAAATGAATTCACCAAAACAGCTGCACAAAACTATGAACAAGCAAAAGAAATTTTGGAACAAGGAATAAACGAGTACAAAAAGCAATACGAGAAAGCATACAATGAAACTATGGAACAATATAAAAGGTGGGAAGAAGCTGAATTAGAAAAGCAAAGAAAAGCTGATGAAGAGTATAGAAAAGCTAAAGAACTACTAGATATTGAATTAGAGAAATTAAGAATTATCTGGGGAAAAATATATGAACAATCATTGAATAGAATGACTCATAAATTTCAAACAATTAAAAATTCAACTTATAATTATGCTTTAAACTTATATAATGGAATATTTTCCGATAATTTAAATTATGATAAATATAAGTATAAAAACTACTATAATATTTTAAAAGATGGAAAAACAACACCAGTTATAGGAAGGGAAGCTATAATGTTTTATACTAAATATTGGGACTCATACATTAATAAAGTTTTACATGATCAAAATAAATGTAAAGCCGGTAATGATTTAATTAATAAATATAAATATTATATTAAGGTAATATATAATAATTTAAGATTTAATTTCTTACCCACTGTAGAAGCCAAAATCGAGGCAACAGGGGAAGAATATATGGTACTGGATATATTTTTATCTATTTCTGTTATATCAGTATTTATTTTATCATATAAATTATTTAAAAACAATAAAAGACTAACTAATGCTCAAAAACGTAAAATGAAGCAAAAAGAAAGAGAAGAAGAAAGAAAAGAACTTGAAAAATACAAGAAATATTTCAAGAGCTGTGTTCAACCTGCTTATTATAAAACAAACAATTATAATGTTGACACAGTTAGACATAAATTCTCTTTCACAGAAGAAGGAAAATGGTTAAAACCATTGTTTTCAACAATGGAAGAAAAAGATTTTAGACAAATACTCAAACAATGTCCATTAGCTTGTCAAAAAGAAGTGTTAGCAGGATATATAGTGGCACCAGTTCCTCAATTGGCAGACCCTATATCCATAATAAACTATCATAATTGTCCATTTTCCAGTTGCACAGCCTTAAAAAGACAGGGTGCAATGGTTCCTTACCCAAATAAAAATTTTTTGAAAGTTTTTAAAACGGTTTTGCAAACAGAAGCATATCCATTGTTCGATAAATTAATAGATAATTTTGAATATAGCTTTAATATATGGTGGAACCACATAACAGTTAGTCAAAGAAACGAAGTAAATAGTATAAATACTGAAATATTTAAAAGTTTTGATAAAGTAAAGAAAAATATTGAATCATACAACAATTTTGTAAAATCAGAAGATCAAACACAAGGTCCTATGGATTCAAAAACGAGAAATATTAATAATATGACTCCCTTGAAAAAAGCTTTAGCGGGGCCAGTCATATATGCTCTTGAGAAAATAGCAAAAAATATGCCTGAATTTGAAGGATATATGTCAGGCAAATCCTACTTGGATAAAGGCTATGATTTAGCCAATATTGCTGATAAACTAGGAGAAGATGCTGTCAAACTAGATGGAGATGGAAAAGCATTTGACAGTACTCAGCACATTGAAATCAAAAAATTGGTAGATGATTATATTTATAAAGGAGTTGTCAAAAGAATGGAAAAAATGAACACTCCTTTTCCCCTTTGGGCAATAAAAGAAGCTTTATTAAATCATAAAGCAACTATAAGTTATGAAGTTCGCTTACCATTAATGCCAAAGCCCAAAAAACTTGTAAGTCTAAGTCATGAAGGCACAGTTCATACAGGAGATATGGACACCAGTTTTGCAAACACAATGAGAATGTTATTTTACATGAGAACAGTAGCAAAACTTGCTGGCCTTGAAAAACAAGATTTTTCAATACAAGTAGCTGGAGATGACAATTCATTATATGTAAGAAGATACATATATAATAAAAAAGAAAAAGATATCATCTCAGCTTATCAACAAGTATTCACCAACCGATTTGAGGGAGTGAATGTAGGACTTGGACAAGTGATCAAATTCTTGAAAAAAGGATCAATAGAACAAGGGGATTTTTGTAGCACCAATTGCTTCAAAACAACTAGAAATGGAAAAACATTCTATAGAGTCATAAGAATACCAGACAGATACTTCAAAAAATTCGCTCATATGTCTGTAGGAGAATTAACACCACTAGAATGGCTTTATACAACAGGAGAAGCAGATTTGAATTGGGCTCAAGGATTACCAATTTTTGATAAAATAAGTAGGTGGAGAATGAAGAATGGTGCAATACCAAAACCTATAGTGTCAAAAACAGCTAACAAACCAGAATTAGCTTTGAAACCATTAAACATTCAAGAGCAAGAATTTTGCAAGATGTGGAATGTTGAACAAAGAAACTTAGATATTAAAAACAGATTCCACAAAACTTTTCTTTTAAAAGACAAATTGTACAAATCCAATCATGAAAAACAAGACGTAGAAAATTTCTATGATTGGTTGCTCGATAACTATAACATTGAGAAACATGAGGTTTTAGACTTCGAAAAAT